GCTTCGCCCCCCTCACCTTCGCCACCCGATGCGTCAGGCGGGTCGGTGCCGTACGCGTTCTCGAACGACTCTTGCACCCGAGGATCAGATTCGTCGAGCGCTTCCATCGCGGCGCCGGCCTCCACACTGTCGAGAACCTCGTCAGCGTCCACGCCGAGCACCGTATCGAGTACGTACTCCGGCGGCATGACCGACTGGGGCGACCCGCCCGTGCCAGCGTAGTGCTTGAGCCCCTGCATGAGCGACACGAACGCGTCGGCGTCGAAGTCCTCGCGCTCCAGCGGGTTGTCCGACTCGCGGTGCGCGATGACAAGCTCGACCGGCGGGACATCGGCACCGTCGGCGAGCATCTCCTCGGCCTTTCGCTCCAGCACGCCGGTGATCTCCTGAGCGAGGTCGTTGCGCCAGTCAGACACCTCGCGCTGGTAGTCGTCGGACTGCTCGCTGGTCACGTCGCGGTTGATATCGCCCTCAAACCCAATGCGGTAGATCGGGACCGGAAACGCCGACAGCACGTACTCGATCTCCTGTTTGAGCGTGTTATCGATGTCGGGCATCGTACCGCCGATGGCTTCAGCCTCCACGTCGTAGTTCACGACGTTGATCTTCTCTGGGTTGGACGGGTCGAAGCCGTTGAGTAGCTGCTCGGCTTCGTCCACGTCGTCGGTGGCGACCTGTGCGACCCAGTGCTGGTAGGCGACTGCTGTCAGCGCCTGATCAAGGTCGGCCCACTGCTGTCGGATGGAGTTCGCACGGTCGTAGACGGTCGCCGTTGCCGGTAGCCCGAACACCTCGCCCGTGTCGGCGTCGTGGGCGATCTTCAGGGCGTCATCCTGCGCGAGCCGGACCTCGTTTTTGTCCCACGAGCTGATCGCGTCGTCGTACTGGACGTAGCAGGCCGTCTCTTCGGCGGCCGTCTTTGGGAGCGTGTCCCGACTCTCGTTCGACGACCGTCCGGGTAGCGTGAACGAAAAGCCCGAGTCGAAGTCGCTGTCCTCGTTCGCGTCGTCCGGCCGGAGGAGGATGTTCTTCCCTTCGCGCGTATAGGCCGTCACCGTCTCCACCTTGATGGGGCGGATAGCCATGATGCGCTCCTGCTTGACGCGGTCGTCGTAGACGATCTCGGTCATCCCGGTCCCGCGCCGTCCGAGGCAGTCCTTGATCAGCTTCTCCAGCACGTCGCTCAGGTCGTGGCCGAACTCGCCGTCGACGATCCCAGCCGATTCAAGCCATAGCTCCAGCGCGTCGTCGAGGTCCTCGCCCCGCAGGTCCTCGTCGAAGTAGTCGTCGCTGACTGTCGGGATCTCGTCGGCGTCGACGTTGACGCGATGGCCCGGCTCCAGCACGTCCGACGTGAACGTCTGGGTCGGGATGCGGATGAGCGGGTTCTCCTCGTACTCGGTGACCCAGTCCTCGATGTCTCCCCGCTCGGGCTCTTTTCGGTCCACGTCGAGCGTGGCTGCCCACGCGTCGAACTCCGTGTCCCGCGCTTGCGGGTCCGGTTCGCCATCGCGGGCCAGTGCGGCCCGAATCCTGTTGGTAAAGTCCATGGTTAGAGTTGAAACGCGAGGACGCCCGACGACGGTGTACAGTCGCGGGCCCACACGGCCATCATCGCAGCGTCGAGGAGGTCCGGCGATCTGTCCAGCCGGTCTTTGACATCGTCCTTTGAGTTGACGGTCACGACCTCGGCACCGTGCTCCCCCCGCGAGTCCAGCGTCTGCGTGTCGAACTTGATGGTTCGGGCGCCGGCGACCAGCTCCTCGCGGAGGTCGCCGTCGTCGTAGGCGAACCGCGAGTCGAGGGCGTTGCCGAGGGCGGCCAGCGCCTCCGCCCGCTGGCTCTTGTAGTTGACCAACCCGAACGGGTTGTCGTCGTCCGTTCCGTCAGTGAGCGGCTTCTTGTCGCTTCCGAAGCGGTAGAGGTTGGGGAGCCGGTCGTCGAGGTAGTCCGCCAGGCCCGACCCCTCCCCGACGGCGTCGACGGCGACCGGATGCGTGTTGTCGCCGCCGAGCCGCCGGTCGGCAACGAGTTCGGTCTCCTGGGTGGGGTAGTCGGTGCCGGTCGCCTGGTATCGCACCGTGAGCGCGCCGTTCGACCAGAGGGTGGTGAGGACGGTCCGGTCGCCCGCGCGTGCCACGTCGATACCCGACCCGACCGGTTTGGCCCGCTGGACCGAGACCGACGGCTGGTACGCCGACTTCGCCGTGTCGGCGTCATACGGGCGGAAGGTGCTGGCGGTGTCCGGCGGCATGAGCCCACCCCGGCGGCGATACCACCGCGCATCGAGATCCTCCCGGAACTCCGCACCATCAGGGTCGGTCCACGCCTCAGCCTGTGCGACGCCGGGCCAGTCCTCCTCGTGGTAGTCGAGCCAGTCCTCCCGGAGTGCCGACACGGTCGCCATCCCGTCGATCGTCTCGCCCTCAAGCTCGCCCGTCTCGACGCGGACGTTGAACGAGTCGAACGACGAGACGCGAACGACGTTCCATGCCGACGCTTCATCGGTGATCTCGTCGAAGACGTTGAGCTCGTCTTCCGGCGGGTTGCCGACGGCGAGCATCCGACTGGTTTCGTAGTCGGGGATGAGCGACCGCATCGCGTCGATTGTCTCCGCGGTCACGTCTTCCTTGTCGGCCTCCTCGATGATGGCGAGTGTATATGCCGAGTGGGCACCCTCCAGCTCCCCCGCGTCACTCGGCGTGGCGGCCTCAAAGTAGTGCTCGGGGTCGTCGTAGTCGATGCGCGGCGGCTGTTGCTTGAACGTCCCTGGAAGACCAGCGCCACCGTTGGCCTGCTCGTGGAGCTTGTCGATAGGCCGGCACAGCGTCCGGTAGAGCTTCTTGCCCGTTCCGGACGTGCCGAACGAGATTGCTGGGTAGCGGACGGTCTGCCACGCCAGGACGATTGCGGCCGTGATGTACGTCTTCCCCGTCCCGTTCGCGCCGATGACCGCCGTCCGCTCGTTGTTGACGACCGACCGGCAGATCTCCCGCTGTTTTGGTCCGAGACGGAGGCCGAGGTACGCCTGGATGGCGTCTTCCAGCCACGTCTCGTCGCCGGCGTCCGCCCGCTCGGCGAAATGCGACGGCGGGGGCACTTCGACGACCTCGCGATCGCCTGGTTGTTGGCTCTTCGTGCTCATCGATCAGTCCTCGTAGTAGTCGGTCAGGTCGTCCCACATCTTCGCCGCGAGACCCTCGTCCATGCCGTCGGAGTTGTCGGAGAGTAGGTCGAGATCCTTCAACCACTGGCGCCGGTCAGTCGACAGGCGCTTCTGCGCGGCGAGGACGACCGACTCCCGGTAGGAGCGCTGAGTCTCCGTGGCGCCATCGCCGATGGGGACGATCTCCGTCTCCTCGTCGACGAGGGGGTGGCCGCTCTCCAGCCCCTCGGGCTTCTCGTTGGCCCATCGGTCGAGTCCGATATCTTTGGCGTGGGTGACCGAGATCCGAAACAGCTCGGCCTTGATCCCGAGGGCCGGCTCGCCGTGGAGGTCCCGGTACTCGTTGATGTAGTCCTCGAAGACGCCGTCGACGAACTCCCGCATCGCGTCGTCGAGGACGTTCTGGTAGTAGGAGTTGTGGTCGGCGTAGGCGCCGTGGGTGACGGCGTTCGTGTTGTCCTCCGGCGCCCCGCCGTCGTTGCCTTCGGCGTTGTCGTTACCCTTGGGCGCCCCGCTTCCGTCGGCGCCGCCGTGGAAGCGACACTTACCGTGGGATCCCTTCGCCGGCTGGGTGCAGCGCTCGCCCGTCGACCGCGCCTCGTCGAACGTGCACTGGCCCCACTGACCGTAGTCACGGTCGCCCGTGATCTCGGTCGCCTCGGGATGAGCGTCGGGGTGGAAGTCGTCAGGTGCCATGGGGTCGAGTTGTTTTCAGTACGTGTAGCCCAGCGCATCGAGGACGCGCTGCGCCCGGTTTGACGGCTCGTAGCCGGTGATGAACGCCCGGCGCGTCGCGACCTCCCACGGAACCGTCTCGCCGGCGGCGGGGTCCGGGAGCGACAGGTCGACCACGGCGTCGTCGCGGAGGAACCAGTGAGTGCCCTCGTAATCGGGATCCACGTCCGACCAGGAGAGGCAGTAGATGTCGAGGTCCGAATCCGTGCCGCCCTGGGCGTGGAAGTATGCCTCGGCAAGCACGTAGCAGGCCTCGCGGACAGGGTCGTCGGCGTCGCGGTAGTCCTCGTGACGCACGTCGGGGTTGTCGCGGACGTAGTCGCGGAGCTCCCGAGCCGTGCCGTCGGGCTCGACAACCACATCGGTCATCCCAGCAGTGCCTCCTCTATGATGCGTCGGGCGTTGCGCTCGCCGGCCGCGTAGTCGCCGGCGTGGTCGGCGGCCGCGGCCTCAACGCGCTTCAGCGCACGGCGCACGTCGGCGTCGGAGTGGCCGTCGTCGGGCTCGCGCTCGGGGTGTTCGGCAGTGGTCATGTGTCTGGAAAGTGGGGGTGGGCCGC